TTTGTAGAAGTCCCGACCCGGCGTTTCTAATGCCTCAATCAGTTTCTCATCCCTAGCTAAGTAAGCCGTACATCTAGCTTCGCTTTGGGAGTTATCAGGTTCACAAAGAATAAAGCCCTCGTCAGCAACTAGCATTTCCTTAGCATATGCCGGGATATTCTGTGCCTGCGTTCCACACCAGAATGAGGATTTCTGAGCGCTCATTCTACCTGTATCAGTGCCGAACGGGTTGATGTTATAAAGCAACCGTCCGTTTCTCTGTACAAAGTCGAAGTAAGTCCCAATGGCTTTCTGTGCTTCTTTGTATTTCAGAATCCTACTTGTAATGGCATACAGGATAGGATGCTGCTCTCCTACTGCAGAAAGATTCTTTTCATCTGTTCCTCTTTCTATCCTTGTCCTTCTTTTGTTGGCATCCTTCTTAAATCCGATGCGTGGGTCCTTCGCTCCGAGTACGTCATAAATATAGAACTGTACCTGGCGATAACTCCCTGGATTAAACCCTGTTGGTTTCTTTGCATGGATATCTCCTACGTCATCAACCATGATCTGCAACTCAGATAGCATTTGCTCAAGGACTTTTACTCGTTCTGAACGCAGTTTTTCTCTTTTATCATTGTCAATGAGAAACCCTTCGAATCCACAGTATAATGAAGGATAGACCAGTTTGAATTGGGACGCATAATTGCGTCGAGCATAAGCGGGGAGATGTTTAAGATAGTGCAAACAAACCCGCAGGGTGTTGAATGTATCCTTTGCATTGTACTCCCAATACTTATTTATGTCCTTGCTCTCTGATGCTTCTTTAGCTTGCGGCTTCCACTGGTAGAAATCAGGAAGTGTAACAGAAGCTACAAAGTCGAGGGATTTGGGAAGGGAACTGTACTGTGCGTGCATCATAGCTAACGTATCAAGGCAGAAGTTTCTTGGCCAAGCGTGATATACGATACTATGAATGCAGTCATACATTCCATTATGCATTACCTTCGGAGTATCTGTCGCATTAGCTTCACGAAGAAACGACAGGGCCAAGCCAAAATCCGAATCATTGTGCCAATGTCTCTGCATGAAGTTATAGAACGGCAGTACGAACGTTTTGATCTGTCCCTGCACGGTGAAACATGAATATGAAGCACAGGTAATGATTGTCTCTCCGCCTTCCACTGCAGCTGATTCTTCATCAGTATCACCAGCTTGTACCTTTCCCTCTTTTGAGATAGTTACAGTCTCGATGTCGTAAGCCACTACGACTGCGTTCCTGATTTCTTCCAAAGCATCTTTGAATTTGCTTGTAGAATCCAGCACGTCGAATGTAAAGTTCTTTGTCTCCTTACAGCCAAGACGTTTGAATTTTTCAAGATCTGTTTGCAGGATGAACTTCCCATGATCCACTGTATGAATCTGTGCGAGGGAATTCCCTACGATAACAGGAACAGAGTAATCAAGACGGGATCCACGATACAAATCTAGGGTGGCGTTTTTTGCTGGAACCAGACCTTTCAGTGTTGATTCGTTGCAGAGGAAGATTCCTTGACATCCGCGACTTTTCGCTTTTGTTACCAGCTCTGAAATGGAAAGTGTGGATGTTGTTACTTCGGCCGCATATCCACAATTCCGCACGTAATACTGCAGAACTGGAAGATATGCGGCCTCATGAGCCATGTAGTTTATTAGAATTTTCATTATCTAAAGTTACCTCCTTCCCATTCTGCCAAGAAATCCGCACGTGTGCGGTATAGATGCTTGGTTTCATCCACCTGGCCAACCATAACAGCATCTTCCCATAGATATCCATCGTCTTTAGGATTTTCACTTTTACCTATGGCCGTGACTTCTATCTTTTCTCCTTCAGGAGTTAAATAGATATGAACCCCTAACTTTCTAGCTTGCACACTATAGTATCCGTACATCATTAGGAAACCCTCTTGACATCCCGATAAACACGTTGATAGGAGTTTTCTGGATATTTGAAAGTGAGAACCACCCCATCTTTAATTTCCATCTTGAATTCCGCAACAGGCAGACCTGAGAGGGCATGGCGAATTCGTTTGCAGCGTTTTGCGTTCATCTTGTTATCTCCTATTAACTGAAAAGTGAAAAGGGGAGAACCCCTAATGAGATTCTCCCTGTGCCTACTTAGTTATTCCACTGCTTCACCTTGCGGAATAACACGCAGCTTCAGACTGGTACGCTTCTCCCCATCCCTACCTTTGTAGGAGGAATAGGAAATCCTGCCGCAGAATTCCAGCTCGCTTTCCAGCATTTCGAAGATGGTTCCAAGAGTAACTCCGTTGAGGTCTTCAACTCCTGCGATCTTCTTGACTTCCCGCTTGAACATCCCCAGACCGTCTTGAGTTCCTTGGAAACGGATAGTGAAAAGACTACCATTTGGAACAGGAGGTTCATCACTGGAAACCAGTTCTCGCGTTTCAACGACTGCGATAGTAACTTGAATGCTTTGGGATTCAGTCCCGTCGTCATTCTCAAACTTGGTGATCTTTCCACCTTTGGTGACGAGGTCATAGTCGCCAGCAGGAGGTTGAATAAAATCAGGAGCCTCTTGAATGTGATCAAGGGAATCATCCATCATGGATTCGAGATCGAGGAGGGTTGCTTGGGTCTTAGCCATTTTACTTGCTCACTTTCTTAGTTGATTGGGTTTTCTTACCGGGACGTGGTGTAACATTGAAGGGTTGTTGATGTGGGTATTTCGACTTAGGTTGCTCCTTTTGCTTAGTTGGTTGGTTCATTTTCCTCTGCCAAGATGTAGTTATCTTCAAAAAACTTCTTCGCGATATACCATTGGTCTGCGTGATTATTTGAGTTTCGTGCGATCATACCTCCTTCCTCTGGGATATCCTCTGCGGAAACTGAAACCTCATTCAGACTTTCTCCGGGAACATAAAACCGCATCTCTTGAGTTGCTACTTTACGATACTTTCTAAATGGATTCATTCTTGGGTGCCTTTATAATTCCACCGTGGATGAGGATGGCTTTCATGTCGAGTGTTGCGCTTTTTTCAATCTCGATATTAAGCCTGGACTTCGTCTGTACGTTTGGTCTATATGTAGTCGATGAGCCTCCTTTATGTTTGCTGCCTGAAATTTCGAGTTGTATAATGGTTCCAAAATATTTCCCTACCATAGTGGAAAACGTTTTGGTTCCGATCATTGGGTATTGCTTCGTGCGGACCAGTTGCTTGTTCGGTCCGGTCCCTGTGTATTCCTCGTCATACAGGACGTGGGTCAATACAACGAAGTTGGTGTGCCTTCCTACTTGGACAACCTGAAGAATGGATTTCAGCCAATTATTCACTGTTCCCCATTCTTGGATTTGCAAAATCGCATCCTCTGGCTGTCCTTTGAGAAGTGCATTGACCCCGCAATCTGTCAGCTGGCTTCCACTATCTAAGATTACGAGGTCATTGTGTGTTAGCTTCGTTAGGTTGAACTGTTGGAATGCCGCCTTTTCTCCTATGCACTTTACACAGTTCATCTTTCCGTGGGTTTCACAGATTGGAACATCCTGTGCGCTGCTGAACATCCTAAGAATTGCGTTCATTACGAACGGATCTTTCCTTGTGTCCAGCATGCTAAAGAGTTGGATTTTCTGCAGCGCGGCGTCAGGAAGTCCCATTGACAGGATCGTATCCTTTCCATTTTCTAGGTCCAGCCAGATAATTCTCTTAATTTCTGGAATCATTGCGGCAGTAGCTGCGAACCTAGTTTTTCCTGAGCCGCTATCGCCGTAGATCAGAATTGCATGACTACCACTTTCTTTTTCTCGTGCTTTCTTTAGGGCTAACATATCCATTCACAGCTCTCCTCTAAGAATTTTGGCCACTAGCGTGGAATACCCTGCCGAGTCATCCCAATGATCAATAAAATTTGCATCGCCAGCAACCATCCTTCCGATTTTGTGAAAGACCATATCCAGAGCTTCCTGTTGTTCCATCGTAAGAGTCTTTCCCATGATTTCCAGTTCATCACGCAGAACCGCTTTTAGTCTTTGCGTACATCTTGCATGATCTCTGAAATTGCCGTGCGTCTTTTCCCTTTCCGAGAGCATAGCTTCTACTATTCCAATAGCCTTGTCAACGGTTTCTTGTGCAGTTTTGATGTTGTCCATTGCTGTTACCCGTGTTTCCATTTCCGGGCACTCAGAATAGTTTGTGCGAATTTAACCTCGGATTTCAGCTCACTCGGTTTAATGCGATACTCTACAAAATCCCAGAGGAAAGACGGTCTAGCGGCTGGATTCCATGCTTTATCTCCGTTGCGAAAACGATATTGAACCTTCATTCCAATATCATGGAGATACTCTACTGCTTTCTGATATTTCCGGCTTTGCTTATTCATTCCATAATCCTTTCCAAGTGATCTTGAATCAAATCCTCTAGCTTGAACGTGAACTGATATTCATTCGTGTCTTCTTCTTGTGTTTTCCTCCTGTCTAGAGAATGAAGTCCACACCCTCCAAAGTGAAAACACGGCTTGTTATAGTGCAAACATCCAGCCAAACGTTGT